TGCCCACCGTCCGCACGGTCGCGAGGCTGCGCATCGGCGACTCGTCCACGCCCAGCTGCGCGATCTGGGCCTCGATCATCTCGGGCAGCGCGAAGCCGCCAGCCGCACCGGTCTGCGTGGTGGCCTGCGCGGCACGCATCTCGCGGTCCCACTCGTCGAGCGAGTCGGCCAGGTCGCGATTGCGCGCGGCCTTGCGCATCTCGCGCTCGGCGCGCTGCAGCGCATTGCGGCGCTCGACGTCGCCGGGCTGGCGCAGCCACGAGGTGAACGCGGCGCGGTGGGCCAGCTCCTCGGCCGACGCGGGCTCGCCACCGGTGGCCGCCGACGCGCCGGCGCCGGGGCGCGACATGCGGGTCTCCAGCTTCTCCAGCCTGGCCTTCTGCTCGCTGAGGGCCTCGATGTCCTGCTCCAGCTTGGCGAGCTTGGCGTCCTGGTCGGCCGTGCTGGCGCCGGCCTTGAGCTCGGCCAGCCGCTTGTCGTTCGTGCGCTTGAACTCCTCGAACGTCTCGTTGATCTTGGCGATGGCCTCGGCAACGGTGGTCAGCGTCGGCGCGTCGCGGCGCTCGATGATCAGGACGTCAGCGCCGGCCACGCGGGCGAGGTAAGCCTGGTGATCGGCCAGCATGGTGGCCTTCAGGCCGGCTGCACGGGTGCGGATGTTCATGGGGTATGTCCTCAGGTCAGAGGTGATGGGCCGAGTCAGCTCGCGGCCCGGGTCATGGATTCGGTCAGCTGCTGCGCTGCACGGATGACGCGCTGCAGCTCGGACTCGGCATCCCGCTCGGTCTGCACTGCGCGCTTGACCGAGGCGAGGGTCGCCTTGGCCTGCTCCGCGGAGAGGCCCGCATCCCGCAGGGCACGCTCCGCGTCGCGGATGGTGGTGATGGCGCCGCCGGACTTCACGCCGTCGACACGGGCATGGTCATTGGCCGGGAAGGTGACGGGGCTGACCTCCCACAGGTCGACCTCTTGCAGCGTGCGGATGTCCGTGGTGTTGTCCCACGCCCACTTCCGTGCCACGAAACCGATGGACAGCCCGTTGATCGCGCCCGCCTTGAGCAGCGCATAGGCCTCACGGCCGCGCGTGGACTCCAGCACCAGCCGGCCCTTGATGCGCAGGCCGCGGCTGTCCTCGGCCATCTCGGTCCAGACGCCGATGGGCTCGCTGTCGCGGTGCTGCCACAGCATCGCCGGCATGGTGCCGGCGGCACGATGTGCCGTCAGGCTGCCCGCGAACGCACCGGGTGCGACGATGTCTCCCCAGTCGTCGACGACGCCGAACACGCTGCCGTAGCCCTCGATCGTGCCGTCCTCGGAAACGGCGCGCTGCTCCAGGCGGACGATGCTCTGACGGCGGGATGGTGCGCCACCATTGCGGCGCTCCAGGCGCCCAGCGATGTCACGGGGCTGGCGGTTCATCGGATGCTCCAGTGGTGCCGGCCGAGCCGGCGGTCATGTTCAGGGGGCGGAGGTACTCATCGCCACCCGGGCGCGGGTCGCGGCCCTCGTCGTCCCGCCACTCGTTGGGGTTCAACAGGCCCGTCTCGACCATTGCGCGCGCGTAGAGCGCACGGTCCTTCATGGATCCGGCAGTCATGTAGCGGGTGTCGAACTCCGCCCAGAGCGGGCCAGCACCGTCGAGCAGGAACTCGTCGATCCGCTGCGTCCAGTTGCGGTGCCACGGGGTCAGGGTGTGGATGAGGTGCGCAGAGAAGAAGGCCTCGGTGCTCGCGAAGGTCGAGGCCTTGTCGCTGTGCCCGACCATGACCGGGAACACGCCCCAGGCGCGGCACACCTCCTCGACCTGCATCCGCCGGGTCTCGACGCTCTGGGCATCCGCCGCCGTCGACGTGATCTGGTTCCACTTCGCGCCGCGGTCCAGCACCAGCGGGGAGCCTGCGTCCTGATTCTTCAGCCAGGCGGTCAGCTTTTTGTGCTGTGCGTCATCGAGCGTGCCCTCGACGCTGTACGTGCCCGACGGCCGCATGCCGTGCTGCATCAGCGCCAGCTGTGCCCGCTCCGAGGCAGCCGACAGACCGATGATGTTGCGGGCCAGGCTCACCGCGGGCAAGAAGGCATCCGCCTGCCACTGCAGGCCGGGCAGGATGAACACGTCGTCTGCCGCGAACGTCCCGACGACACCCCACTCGTCGGCGACGGTGTAGGTGGTGGTGTACCGGTCGACGCGGTTGGCACGCCACGCGCCTGGCGGGATGCACAGCAGCTCGCGCACGCGGCGGTTGAGGCCTCGCACCTTGATCGCGAACCCGGCACCCGCGAGCGCTGCGTGCAGCGTCATCATGCGGCGGAAATCGAACGAGGTCTGCCACTCATTGGGCCTGCTGTGCAGCAGCCGGTGCTCGGGAATGTTGGTGGCCGCCTCACGCCGGCCATCGGCCCCGCCACGGTAGACGTTGAGCTTGGGCGTGGCACAGCCCTCGCTGATGACCCGCACGCAGGACAGCACGGTGGACACCTGCAGCGCGAGCTTTGGCGTGACGTGCAGGCCTGCGATGCGGCCGGCGGACCCGTCACCACCGTCAATCAGCGAGGCGATCTGGTCATAGGTCAGCTGCTTGGCCCGACGCTCGACCAGACCGCGGCTCAGCCAGCTCATGCGCGGGCCTCTCCGCGTGCACCGACCACGCCCGCGACGATCGCGAGCACCCCGGCGACGATGACACCCGCAGGCAAGTAGATCATGCCGACGCCCGTGGAGACGGTGACGCCTCCGCTGACGATCAGCAGATCGGCGAGGTGCTGGCGTGCCCAGGACTGGGCGCGCAGGATGGTGGGTAGGATGGTCATTCGGCGGTTTCGCTTTCCCAGAAGCTCTCGGAGGTCTCCGTCGCTCCCACCATCGCCCGCCCCACAGCCAGGATGCACGCGACCGCCGCGTCGATTTTGTTCTCGGCCTTGGCCTTGCGAGGGAACAGGTTTTCGTTGCGGTCGGGCACGCACTCGACGTTGGCGAACTGCCAGGTGACGCACTGGTCACCGACGTAGTGGAACCGGCCGGCGTCCACCAGTGCCTGGATGAGCTTCATCGGCTCACTCAGATTCCGGGTGGTCATGGGCACGTCGATGACTGTCAGGCCATCAGATTGCAGGTTGGGCGCGATCTCGCGGCTTCCCCAGGCGTCCAGGCTGACGCTGTTGATGACGTGCAGCTCGGCATCGCGCAGGATGTCGTCCTGCACAGCACCGAGGTCGATCATGTTTCCAGGCGTCTGCACAAGGTGCCCGGCGTTCACCCAGGCCTGATAGTGGCCGTTCTCCTCGGCCTCGGCACGAGCCTGAGGCAGCCAGCACTTGAAGAAGGCGTAGTAGTGCCACACGCCGTCGACCTGGCGGCGGAACACCTTGCACTTCGCCGCGATGTCCTGCTTGGACGCCAGGTCGGCTGCGATGAATGCGTCTTCGCCGCGGAATTCCTCCTCGGTGAGGCTCGGGTCAGCGCAGGCCTGGAGCGATTCGAGGTTCAGCCAAGGGTTCGCAGCGCCCACCCAGACATCCAGGTGCTTGGTCTTGTAGACGTTCTGGACCCGCTTGTCCGTGCGTGCGGTTCGCAACTGCGCCTCGACGAACTCGGACCGCAGGCTAACGCCGAAATTCGGGTTTGCCTTCTTGGCCGCTTCAATGGTGCGCCAGTCGTCGTCGCGGTCGATGCCGTAGACGATGCCGAACTGGCTCTCGTCGTCGATGACGCCTTCCAGGATCTGCTCCAGGCGCTTCTGGTGCAGGTAGGCCGGGCCGCCGATATTGGTGCCGGCGGTGGTGATCACCAGCAGCAGCGGCTGGCTACGGGCGCCCATGCCCGTGTCCATGGTGTCGTACAGCTCGGGGCTGGTGTGCTCGTGGTACTCGTCGACGATGGCGCAGGACGGGGATGCACCGTCGCCCGGCTTGCCGATCAGCGGCTCGAACTTGCCTTCGCTTGGCGTGCTGATCTTGCTGGTGGACGTGGTGACACCGTAGGTCCGACGGAAGTCGCTCGAGCGGCGCGACATGAGCAGCGCAGGCTTGAACACCTCCAGTGCCTGGGCACGCGAGGTGGCGCCGCTGTAGACCTCGGCGCCGTACTCACGGTCCAGCGTGAGCATGTAGAGACCGACCGCAGCAGCCAATGCGGACTTGCCGTTCTTCCGCGGGACGTAGACCGACGCTTTCCGGAAACGACGCTTCCCCGTCGCCTTGACGATCCAGCCGAACACCGTCGACAGGATGAACACCTGCCAGGGCTCCAGATGCAGCCGCTCGCCACGCGCAGCCCAGTCGCCCTTGGTGTGCGGCATGAGCTCCGCGAACGCACAGATGCGCTGCGCGGGGCGGTAGGCTCGGCCGGTAACCGTGTCGATCAGCTCCGGATTCCAGGCGTAGGGCCACGCCGGATCGGTCTGCTCGCGCTCGATGTCGCGCAGCTGGCGAGCCGCAGCGAGGCGGACCCACCGGCAGGCGGGGATGCGCTCCTCGACGACGTCGCGGGCGTACTGCAACGCGATGGCTGCGAAGTCGCGCGCGGGGGCGGGGGATGCCTGGGCCATGATCAGATGGCGCTGTGCCCGCCAGTGGGGGCGTGCGGCCGGGCGTCGGCGTCGTCGTCGAACATGTCGCGCTGTGCGCCGAGCTGGACCTGCTTGCGCGACATGGGCGACATGCCGAAATTCTTGAGGTAGGTGTTGACCTGCTCCATCGCCTTGTTCGCGATCACCCAGTGCGGCGAGTAGGTCATGTGGCCGTTCGGTGTGGCGACGGTGACGCCGTCGCCCCCCGTCCACTCACGACCCTCGGCCGCAGCTGCTGCCATGCCAGCGGCGGCCTTGGCCTGGGCCGCCGTGAGCTGCTGTTCGGCCCACTCCCACCGCGCCCAGCACTGGCAGTACAGGGCCAGAGCGGCACGGTCGATCTTGCTGATGAGACCGTAACGCTTGAGCTCAGGGGTGATCCGGCGCCACTCTTTACGGGCACCGGCCAGCAGGAACGCAGGACAGCCCGGGATGTCGACATCGACGACCAGGCGCTCGGCCGCCGCGGTGTCCGGGACATCGCCGACATCGCCGTCGAGGTCCTGCGACAGGTAGTGGATGTTGGCGCCCTGGCTCACAGCGCCTCCCATGCCGACAGCGGAGCCTCATCGGCCTGATCACCCGCCCGCGAGGGGTACCCCCCCCCTCCCGTTTCGACCGCCAGCGAAAATGCGCCTAACCGGACGGTCCGAGGGGCGGCGGCCCCAGCCTTTTCACCCCCCCCTCCCGCCCGGTAGGCGGGGGCCGGGAGGCCGCGGCGGGCCGCATCGGCCTCGCCTGCGGTCTTCCGCGCGTGCTCGGCCGCGCAGATCAGCCAGAGGTTGTCGTCGGCATCCGTGCCGCCAAACGCCTTCGCCAGGCGGTGGTCGACATGGTCACCCGCGTGGATCAGGCCGATGAGCTTGCAGGCCTGGCAGATGCCGGCATCGCGCCGGACGATGCGCGCCCTGATGCGGTCCCAGTCACTGCCGTAGCCGCGCGCGTGGCGGCTGGTCCGGTAGGCGTCGCCCCACCGGCGCATGTGCTGGTGGCCCTCGCAACGGCTACCCGTCGCGGCCAGCGCTCCGCATCCCGGAGCAGTGCACGGGCGGGGCGGTTGGCTGGGCATGGGCAAAAAGAAGGCCCGAGCACCACACGGTGGCTCGGGCCTGAACGCTCACGTCGGGGTGTGACTGTGGCAGCGTGCCTGAAATGTAGCTGATCCTGAT